GTAAAATGGAAATCAATCCCACCTGTAAAGGGCCCAGACCCTAGAGGCTTGATTAAAGACACAAAACAATATAAACCAGAAAGATTGGAGAAAATATATGGCAGAAGTAGATAAGAGCCTACCAAACGTTAGGCAATCAGTTAGAATACCCTCAGAACAAGAACAAACAGAAGTAGCAACAGAGATACAAGAGTCTATGCCGTCTCCCGAGAATACGGAGATGATAGAAAACGAAGATGGTTCAGTAGATATTAATTTTGAACCGGGTGCAGCTTCACCAGAAGGAGGTAATGATCACTATGCGAATTTAGCAGACTTGTTGCCCGATTCTATTTTAGATCCTGTTGGTGCGGAATTATTTGGTAACTATACGGACTACAAAGAATCAAGAAGAGAATGGGAGAGAACCTATACACAAGGTTTAGACTTATTGGGTTTTAAGTTCGAACAAAGAACACGACCTTTCCAAGGAGCTTCAGGAGTAACTCACCCGGTTTTAGCTGAAGCCATTACACAGTTTCAAGCGCAAGCTTATAAAGAATTATTACCGGCCGATGGTCCGGTAAGATGTCAGGTCTTAGGAAGACCGACAAGAGAAAAACAAGATCAATCGATGAGAGTTAAAAATTTCATGAACTACCAGTTAATGGATGTTATGAAAGAATTTGAACCGGAGTTTGATCAAATGTTATTTTATTTACCATTAGCCGGATCAACTTTTAAAAAAGTTTATTATGACGATTTACTGGGACGAGCTGTATCAAAGTTTGTTCCTGCAGATGACTTAGTGGTTCCGTACTCTGCTACCTCATTAGAAGATACGGAGTCCATATGTCATATTTTAAAAATTTCAGCGAATGATTTACGTAAGCAACAAGTTTCCGGTTTCTATAGAGATATAGAACTGGGATCTCCTTACTATGAAGAAACTGAATTGAAGAAAAAAGAGAGCGAGATACAAGGAACTAGAGCAACAGGTTATCAAAAAAATAATCCAATCTATACTTTAATAGAATGTCATGTTGATTTAGATCTCGAAGGCTTTGAAGATAGGGGTGAAGATGGAACCCCTACCGGTATAAAAATTCCATACATTGTAACAATCGACAATGGAACGCGAAAAGTATTGTCTATAAGAAGAAATTATAGATTAGACGATCCGAAGAAAAATAAAATCGAATATTTTGTCCACTTTAAATTTCTACCCGGACTTGGATTTTACGGCTTTGGATTAATCCATATGATTGGCGGTCTAACAAAAGCAGCAACGTCTGCTCTTCGTCAACTCATAGATGCAGGTACACTCTCCAATTTACCTTCAGGATTTAAACAGAGGGGGATCAGAGTTAGAGATGAGGCCCAATCTCTTGCACCAGGTGAATGGCGTGATGTAGACGCCCCCGGTGGAAATCTAAAAGATGCTTTTATGAATTTGCCTTACAAGGAACCTTCACAGACTTTATTGCAGTTGATGGGGATTTGTGTAGATGCAGGTCAAAGATTCGCGTCCATTGCTGACATGCAAGTCGGGGACGGGAACCAACAGGCCGCTGTTGGTACGACGGTAGCCCTATTAGAGCGAGGCTCTAGGGTAATGTCAGCAATCCATAAGCGATTGTATGCTTCAATGAAAAATGAGTTTGTTTTATTGTCGAATGTATTTTCAACTTACTTACCTCCGGTTTATCCGTATGATGTAGTAGGTGGAGAACGTGAGATTAAACAGACAGACTTTGATGACAAAATTGACATACTACCGGTTGCAGATCCAAATATATTTTCAATGACTCAAAGGATTGCAACAGCTCAAACAGAATTACAATTAGCTCAGTCTAATCCTCAAATGCATAATTTATATGAGGCTTATAGAGACATGTATGAAGCAATGGGCGTTAAGAATATTGACCAAGTATTACCACCCCCTCCACCACCGGCACCTAAAAATCCGGCGTTGGAACATATAGATGCAATGGCGGGTAAACCTTTCCAAGCATTTACAGGGCAAGATCACCAAGCACATATAACAGCACACGTTGCTTTTATGGCAACAGCTATGGCGAAGAATAATCCACAGATTACTGCTTCATTAGAAAAGAATGTTTTTGAACATATTGCTTTAATGGCTGATGAACAGGTTCAAATGGAAATGAGGGATAAATTAATAAAAATTCAAGAATTACAACAGTTGATGCAAACCAATCCACAAGTCGCACAGAATCCAGAAGTTAAACAAGAGATGGAAAGAATTCAGTTAGAAATTGAAGCTAGAAAAGCAATTCTAATTGCTGAGATGATGGAAGACTTCTTACAAGAAGAGAAAAAAGTAAGTGGAGACTTTGGTAACGATCCAATTGCAAAACTTAGAGCTAGAGAGCTTGATCTTAAAGCTCAAGACAATCAAAGAAAACAACAAGAAGACGAAGCTCGAATCAATTTAGATAAAACTAAAATGTTGATGAATAGAGATATTCAAGAAGACAAGATGGAGCAAAACGAAGATCTTGCTTTATTAAGAGCAAAAACTTCTATCGAAAAACAACAAATGTCTAATCGTGCAAAGGTTAGATCCGATATTATGAAACGAAAGGACGTTAAAACACTTAAAGGTCCTAGAAGCTAATGCCTTTTCAATCTGAAAAGCAGAGAAGATTTCTACACGCTAACCATCCAGAAATAGCAAAGCGATGGGAAAAAGAATATGCGCATGGTGGAATCTCTAATCACTTTAGAAAAAAATATTCCTTAGGAGAAGGACCCGTGATGGAAGAAACAGACAACATGGATTTTCTTTCTTCTCTTACTCAAGAAGAAGTAGATCAAGAACCTGAAAAATATGCACAACTATTAATCGGGTTACGTAAGCCTGATTTTTTTATGGGGGAAGGTGCCAATCAAAGAGCTTATTTTCGACAACCAGGTGGTGGATCAATTAGTGTTCCATGGGGTTTTCATGCGTCTTCATATGAACAAACCGTAGATTTTAAAAACGGTGGAATCTCAAATCACTTTAGAAAGAAATTTTTTACAGGAGCTTTAGCAGATACTCAACAAGGTCAAGCAATGTCACCCGGTACAAGTGCAAGTGGGGGATTGAGACATACACCGAGTGGAAATAATAACGATAATGATAATACACCTCCTACTCATCCTATTCACACAGGTCCAACACTAGCAGAGATAGAAGCTCGGGAAAAAGCAAAAGCACTAGCGGACGCTAACGCAAAAGCTGAACTAGAAGCAGCTAAACACAAAGCATGGATTGATCGTAAAGATAAGAAAAAGAAAAAAGTTAAGCATCACAAAACACTTACAAGTAAATTTGATACCCCTACGTGGGATACAGATCTAACTACTTTCAGTTTAGAAGATTTTAAGTCTACTAAAACCCTAGAGGATTATTACCGCCAACTAGATGAGACAGACGTGCCATTAAGTGTTTTTGAAAAGCAACATATGGAGGTGCTAGAGAACCAGAATAGGCTAAAATTTGAAGATGAATTCAAGGAGAAGGAGGGTATTTCTAATGAGAAACTGATGTACCCGCCCCCGGGTAATCTGGCTAAATTAAGTACCAAAGGACTGATTGAGTATAATAAATTAATTAATAAAAAAAATCAGAATGAAGCTACAGATGGACTAACTCCTTCATTAACTGATAAAGAAAAAGAAAGATTAAAACAATTAGAAAAAGATAAGGAGTCTAAATTAACTACTGATAGTGTAACCATGATAGGTGCCAAAGGCGGAGTCGCTAGAAAAAATTATTTTCATGGTGGAATTCTAGGTCTTAACGAAAGCGAAGAAATTATTTCCGACGATGGCAATGATATAGAACTAACAGCTTACAATGCTGAGTTTGATGATCCCAATGATCTTTCAACTGGAGTCAAAACTTTATTTATGAAAAAAGGTGGGAATGTTAGACTTGGACCTCATACAGCTACAGATTTATTAGCAAAGAAAAATCCAGATGGTACAAGATCAAAATATCAACCACCAGGAGGTGGAGAAACTTCTTTAGGTAGTGGTGCTGCTTATAGTGGTGGTGCTTCAGACAGAGGACCAAGAGATGATCCAGATAGATTTGGACCTACAACAGAAACTAAAGCTACACCACCTGGACCCGATCCTCACGGTGGTGACTGGGACAAAGGTTGGTTAGATCCAACTTTAAGACCAGGTACTCAGGAATATATAGAAGAAGAAAAAAAAGATTATATAGAAATTCCAAAACATAAATCTAAGCTGGGACCATTAGGGGATAGACCCAAAATGACAGTAACTTTAAAGCAGGCCAAAAAATTTGCAGAAATGGATAAATATGTGGACGAGATTTTGAATAAATTTACTAAAACAGGAGCAATATATGCTGGTACAAAATTCATAGGGAACCAACTGCAAGATTTAATTCCTTTTATTGGAAGATTGATGCCGGAGTATTTTCCTAAAGTTAATCTACATGGAGAGGTAATTAAAGATCACGTAACAGGTTCTGATTTAGGATGGTTTCAAGACGACGAATGGGATCATTTATGGGGTAAAGGTCCTGATGACACCGGAGACGACGGTCCTGAAGTACCTAAAGTTGTCCCTGTACACGAAGAAATTGACGCGTATGAAGATGTATATGCCATGTCACCATGGGATAGAATTAAAGCTAATCAACAAAAGCGAGCTATGTTAGTAGAAAAAGGAATTATACAAGAAAACCCTATTGTAGATGAATCTGTAACAGATATAACTATGGAAGCAAATAAGGGTGGACTTGCAAACTTATTTAGAGTAAAAAATCAATAATAGGAGAAAATTATGAGAAATGATTTTGGATCAAGACCTTATTCTTCTAGATTTCCATACGACAAAGGTGGAAAATCTGGTGCTAAGAAACAAGGTTACAATGCAAGATTAGATGAATCTTTAGGTGCTAGAAGAGGTGCTGAGTCTA